CTAAAACTAAGTTTGTCGGACTGTATTAAAAAGAATAGGTATTTGTCTCTTATTTTTCTTGTTATTTTAACCATTAAATCTGCCGTTGTATCGTCAAATTGGTTGAAGTTATCATTTATATAATCATATATCTTTTGCAATTCTGCTATAGTATCCTTTAGCATCATTTCAAGAGAAGGAATAAATTTAATAGGCTCTATAAAGGAAAATTTTAAATATTGTTCAAAATTATAGGGCGGTATCCCTCCAGTTACTACAGTGCTTTCCGCAATTTCATCTACAAAATCAATTAGTTTTTCGTTTATTTCGTCAAAATACGGATGATAAGTCATAAAGTCGTGCCCTACCATAGTCCAGTGACGGGCTTTAATATTCTCAGCGCATATTTTTAATGACGCTTGTATAATATTTAAAATTTCCTCTGTTTCCATGATTTATATTTTAAAAAGGACAATCATCATTATTATTATTTCGACTATTATTGTTTTGTTGTGTCTCTGTTTTATTTGTTTTTATCTCAACTCCTTTACCGCAGAATATTTTAGGTTGATTTGACAATCTTTCTTCTGCATTTTGATTTATGTAAACTGTAATGTCACTTCCGTAAGGGTCAGGCTGTTTACGTTTACATGCACATAGCTTAACAACATTGGCTTCATTCCCATTTTTCCGCAGGAAATTTTTTATTTTATCCGAGGGGATTTGGCTCAAATCTATTTCAATAACAATCATTTCCATACAAAAATATATTAAATTTTATAATTCAACGTATATTTCTCGTTCATTTTCTTGTTTATCAGAGTTGTATAAATCCGCTAACTCTTTTAAGTTATCAGGACTTATAATAAATAGACACCCCTTTTTGTTTTTTTCCTTTATAGCTACAAGAGGTATTTTCCCCTCTTTCTTGGCTTTTTTAGAAGTATCATCGAATAATCTCCATATCGAAAACGCTTCACGAAGTTTGCATTCTATATAAATATCAGGGTGCATAGAGTCAGAGTGAGTATTATGCCCTGAATTGCTACCGGAAAGGGGGACTCTTTTAGTCCCAAAAAGGGCTGCTACTGCTGCCTCGAATCTTTGCCATGTTCTTTTATTTGTTGCCATATTATTTTATTTTGAATAAATCTACTCTGTCACATAGAAATACAGTATCATTCCCAATATTTGTATTATCTATGATTTTTTGATAATGTTCTTTATGTTTAGATATATATCTTTGTGGACAAGGAATCCACTTATAGCCTCTGTAGTTTTTGAAACAGTCTACTATTGCAGGTTGAGGTCTATGGTTGGAATCTATATGTTCCCATGAAGATTTTTTTATAAGTTCCCAAATGATGTATTTATTGTTTCTTAAAATAGGATATATCTGGTTTATAAATAAATCTGTTAAATCGGAATCATCTATATTATTATTAAATGTATCGTCGTACACAAACCTAATATAGATTGTTTCTGTTTTATTTATACATGCAAAAATAGATAAAAGTAAAACAACCTGATTTACTGAGTCAGTGTATTCTACCAGCCCGTGACAATTTAAAAACAGTCCTGATTCTTTATCATATCTTATTCTGAAATCAAAATATCTTACCCCATGTTCAAACTGTTCCTCTATACTTAATTTCTGGCATTTTGACGTAAAGTTAATTAGTCTCATCCACCATTTGCGAGGTTTCATATATGTGTTTGCGTTGTGCGCTCCGAGTATCTTTTTCATTATCTTTTGTTGTTTAATATTATTTCATCTTCAAAAGGGCAAAATTCGGATTTTTCCCAATATTCGTAGTATTTCCCAATTGGATGTTCTGGGTTATCAGAATTGACTACAGTCCCCTTTAAATAATCACCATTTTCTAAGGCTATAATAATAACATTTAAATCTGGATTAAACGCTAAAATAGGGAATTCTTCCCAAGAGATGTCAGCGTGATTTATTCTTGTCTGTATCATTTTCTTATATTTTAATATCCAACATATTTTTAATTTCTTCTATCGTCTCTACTACATTCATCGACTCGCCATTATCAATCGATACAATACTTCCAGTTTCAGAATGTAATACAAGTTTTATACTATCTACGTCTATTAGTACAGGGCAAGATGCCTTTGCTGAACATTTGTAATCATTAAAATAATAATGTAGTTCAATATACTTTTTCATACAATAATTATTTGTTGTCAAAAATATTTCCTTCTAATTCATAATCAGATAATCTCAATTCTTCACCTAAAGGAATTCTACCTAAAGTCCGACTTCTGAGATATAATAAGCAAAAAGCACCTATTCTCTCATCAAATACCACTTCACACAAGAATACCAAATATCTTATTAAGTCGTGTTCATAAATATCATTTCCTTCATGTCTCATTACGAATTGGCATACTGTTTCTGGTATTACTTTGTTATAGAATGTATCTCCGTTACCATCTCCAAATTGCCAGTATAGCCATTCACCAGTATTTACGTCTTTGCCTCTAAATTTAATCGGTCTCATGTTATTTTATCAATTTGAATTCATAACCAAATACATATAGGTTTTCCTCCCATGTACCATTGACGTAGACTTTATCTATGAGAGATGCAAAGGCTTGTCGAGGCTCATTAAAAATAAATTTCTTATTATTATATTCGTACCAATACCAAGGGAAATCTCTTGTTGCTTCGTTTATCCCCTCTTTTAAACAATCTTCATCTGATATATCTTGCAACTTTTGTATAAAAATATCGGTAATTTGTATTTGGTGAGGCATTAGTTCAGGTTTTACGAACATTTTATTAAGCCAACCTGCACCAGACGGGAACATACGAGGGTCACATTCATCATTATAAAATGAATGATAACACTGTGCTACAGCGACAACTTCACCAATTCGGTATTTAGGGATGTTCCACCCAGTGAAATTGCCTTCCTTATCTCTCCATCCGAACGCTCTGTCTAATTTAGATGTTATATTACCGTCGTCATCATACTCTTCTGGCTCAAAAACTGGAAATACAATTTCATAATTTTCATTTGGTATGTCATACTTACAAAGACGTCTTGTCATAGTCTTTTTGCCATTCAGGACTGCTTCAGTCAATCCAAATTTGTCATTGAACATTATCTTTTTCATAAATCGTATTTTACAGAGTTATTTTCAATCCAAACTTCAGAAGCGTTTGTCTTTCGCATTATAGCATCATGATAAACTTTATTTTCTTTGGATATTTTATTAAATTCAGCTTTGAGTTTGTTTAACTCCCTTTCTAACCGTAAAGCCTTTTGAAAGGATGATTCAGATTGTCTTCCCATAAATCTTGTTATCTCCATTTCTCTCATTGCGTCCAAATGGTCTATAAAGTCACTTGTTACTTTTTCTATTATTTCTATTGTCGCAGTAATCCCATGCTCTTGAAATATTTCCGCCATAGCGTCAACATCTTCAGCTCTCATAATTAATATCTTTTATTTTTAAATTCCACATAATAAGAAAATAGTTATCATAGATATTATTACAGCATAAGATAATAAGTATGTATTTTTAATCTTTAAGAGTTTGAGTCTTTCTTCTAAATTAATCACCCGTTTACTTAGTCCAATGCAATTCTTTTCAGTAATATTTTTATCCCTTAAACTTTTGGTGTATAGTCTCAAATTTTCGTTCATCCAATCTTTTATTTTGGGTTCGATATCATTTAATGCCCTATAAACATCATCTTTTTCCATACCTCTGATAAATCCAATAGGAGCTGTGAAATTCTTCGTATTTAAATATTGGATAAACTCAATTCTTACAGGAATTGCATTTTCTTCAATAAAAATGTGTTCAGCTTGTTTTTTAATTTCATCATCTGTCATTTTTGCTTTTTTGACCAGTTCGTCATAATCAAATCTATCTATTATGACTACATTTTCTATTTCTGCCATGTCTATTTATTTTTAAATTTGCTACAATACGGTCTAATCCCTACGGAACGGTATACATTTAAGATACAGCAAAACACCATGAAGTCTTTTGCTTCTCCAGCGTTTTTGCAATTTCTACAGTCGCACGATTTAGGAATTTCGTTCTTTTTCATTTAGTTCTATTTATCCCTTCAAGTCAGGTATTGGCATCCATAAATCATCTTCATTTACATAACAATCAAAATAAACATTACATTCTTCTACCCATATCTTATCTCTCTTTCTGTAAAACATTATCCTTGGGCTATAATTATAATTTTTGAGTCTTACTAAAACTTCTTCTCCTTCTGGAGGGAGTTGTTCACTAACTCTAATCCAAGGTGACTTATTCTCTTTTGTTCCCATAATTCATATCCTTTTTTGTAGTTTTTCAATTATTTTATTTTGGTATTCCACTAACTCCTCAAGTTCTTTTATATCGTTCTTTAAAGCTTTTAAAGTTCTATTGTATTCCTCTCTCTCGAATTCTGCAAAAGAGTAGCTCTTACATGTACAATCCTCTATATTCCCAGAAACAGCAACCGCCATGCATTCAGGAATCAATATTTTCTCCCCTTCTTCGGTATATATGTAATGGCACTTCATAAATTATCTATATTTTTACTGTGCATTAAATCGTATTTTTCTCTGAATTTCAGGTATAATTTTTCTTGTTTTGCAGTAAACGGCATAAAAGAATGATTCAACCAGCGACATATATAATATACTTTGTCATTTGAATAGTCCTTATTATCCGAGGTAATTATCCAGTCTATTTTGACTCCATTTTGTTTTGCTTTTTCTCTTGCATATATGAAACAATCAACAAGTTTAGAGTATCTCATTAGTCCGATATAGTTGCTATTTAGGTTTGCTTTTGGACATACTATACATCCGACTCTTTTTTTCGTCTTGTACTCTGGATTTATTGGAAGATTATATTTATGTATGTAATCCCAAATATCAGAGTCCGGCCAATCGATTATCGGTTTTAGTTGTATAATACTTGCAGTTCCTTCGGATTGACAATGTTCCTCAAAATAATCATCTATAAGGTTCTTATTCCTTTTTAGTAGTGTTTTGTTCTTTATTTCAAATACTGTTCGTTCTCTCCTTTTCAAACTTTCATATTTTCTAACTCCGACGATTGAACATTCATCTACATATCTCCTGTTATGTTTGTAGTCAGTACAACAATATGCTGACTGAACGGTCGGTAATAGTCCCCCATGATTCCGCCAAATATTTTCAATAAATCCGTATTTATAGTCTCTACGCCTTATCACATCTGGATAATTTTCTTTGATAAACTTTAAAGTGATATTGCTTTCAAAAGAGTGATTGAAGTAAGATTTGAATTCAATCCCGCTTCGTTTGCATAGGTCATAGCATACCTGACTGTCTTTCCCTCCTGAAAATCCTAATCTTACTTCAAATCCCATTGCCTTTGCAATTTTTGAGAACTTCTGTATTCTCTCGATTGCCGTTTGCTCTATTTCTTCTGCAAATAAGTTCATTATATAAGTTTTTTATGTTTTAATCTTTTGATTGCGTCTTTCCTTGAATAAGCCATTATCTTATGACCTTTTACATTAAATTCTCTCTCTTCTCTGTGAGGGATTCTTATTTTCTGAACGTCAGAAAATTTCATTCTGACTTTTGGTGTATTAAGCATAAATAATGTTTTCATACGAGTTGTTTTAATAAATTATCTAATCCTCTACCGTCTTGAATAGATTTCCCCGTTGCCCATCCTGAATAAGGGAAATATTTTACATTGATTCAAGAATTTTTTTATAGTATGATAATTTATCTTTTATTGTATCAAGTAAAATCGGCTTTAAAACTTCAAAATCTACGGATACCTGACGAAGAGGATTTTTTATATAAAATTGGCAGTTTGAAAATCCTTTTCTGCTAAATACGTATTCCAACATTTCAAGTTCATTAATTATTCTATCTAATTCCTTTATTTTTTTTATTTTTTTTCTGTCCATATATTTAGTTTTTAGTTTCTATAATTACATATTCATCATCTCCGCAATCTTCAGGGAACATCCCGAATTTTGGGAAATCTTCTGGATAGGCTAACCGACAAAGTGGGCAAGAAAACGCATAACATGCTCCTTGGAACTTCACTCCGCATAGGTCTATATATTCTGAAAAAAGTAACCGTCTCGCTTTTTTAATAAACTTCTTTGAAAGTCTCCTATTACACTTTATATTCCTTTTTGTAAGCCCTTTTGCAACTATTAATTCTGCATCAGAAAGATTAATTTGTTTCCCATTATAGGTATATACGCCATCATAACAACGAGGATGATTGCACCCATATCCATTGTTTATAATGGTAGCAGATGTGAAATATCCACATTTACTACTCAAAGTATTTATATCTATAAGTTCTTCTTTAATTTCTTGTGACATTTCAGAATAGTTTTTGCTGTGTTAATACTCCGCTTTTCGTTTGAATAATTCCTAAGCATTCGTTTTCAAATCTTTCATTTTCAGCTTCATAATATTCTTTATCTATTTCGCATCCTACAAAGTCAAACCCTAACTTATAGGCTGCAATCCTGCTACTCCCAGAGCCTAAGTGGCTGTCGAATATTTTGTCTCCTTTTTTTGCGAATGTTTTTAATAAATAGGCATATAAATCAACCGGCTTTTGCGTAGGGTGTATTCTAAGTTTGTCATTCTTACCACCAACAACCCCGATTCTCACTATTTTTGCAGGATAATCGAAAGACGTCCAAGCCAACTCAACTTGTGAAAAATTTTCCCACGGTTGTTTTTTATCCCAAACTACGATACATCTCGACGGAGGTAATTTAAAATAATTTCCGCCCCAAATGATTTGGTTTTTGCTTACCCTAAATAATTCTTTGAAATATCTATGAGAAGGCGTCTTATAGTCCCATTTTATAGGCATTTTCTGTAAGGAAATATTTTTTAATTTACCTCCTCCAGAGTTCAGGCGTTCTTTCCTTAATCTTTCTGCCGTACTTATATACCCTCTATTCCCTCCCATGTTCATATTAGGTGAATTTATTCCGTAGGGTGGGTCTACAATTGCGAGTTCAAAATATTTGTCAGGAACATTTTTCATGTATTTTAGACAATCAATATTGAATACTTCACTTATTGGCATATTTTTCAAATAAATTATCTATTTCTAAATTTACTCTATCTGCAAATTCCCCAAATGATTCTGAAAATTCATCATCATTCAAATCATCTACAATTTTAACTACTCTTTCCGCGTAAAAGCGAGCTTTTGATAAGTCTTTCATTAATACCAAATTAGAAGATGAATCTACTTGTTGTATTATGTTCGTAAGCTCAATTGCAGCCTGAGAAAGCAAATCAGCGAAAAGAGGTATTTTTTTACAAACATACACCGCTTTTTCTTTCTGTTCCTTAGTCATGTCCCCGAACAAATCCTTAACTGGTATCAATTCATATTTATTCAAGTTGTCAAGTTGCGTTTTTATTTGAGTTACTTTTACATAGTCTCTTTTTTGTAACGCTTTATTCATCTTTTCAAGTAAAATATCTTTCTCGCTTTTCATCTCATCTGGTTTTTAGTGTGTAATAATCAGTTAATAATTTCCTGCAAGCATTGTACACAATTACAGCTTCTTTTGTAGTATTGTTAGCCATTATCAGCTTTTGTATTTCGTTTTTATTTTCGTTTTCTACGGCTATTGTAGCTTCAGAAACATATCTTAAATAAGTCTCTGCCCGCACTTTGTTTTTGCTTATCAGATACTTAACCACTGGCAAACATGGTAACCCAATAGGCAATCTTTTTGTTTGTTTGAATTCATTGAAAGCATTCCTTTCAAAATCCGACAGCTGTTCAATTGAAAAATCTTTAGAATGGACTTCCAATTGTTTTACATTCCCGTATTTTTCGATTATCGCCTGCGAGCGATTTACGTGCGATTTAAAGGCTTTTAAAAATTGGATGATAGTTTGTACCGACATACGATAGAAAACCCCAAATTCGCCAGATAAACCATAAATTATCGCTATGTCGCACTCCTTTATGGTTAGGGCTTTGCATTCCGCCTCTAAAAATGTTGCGACATCTTTTGTCGTGACCTCGATTAATTCGTCCGTCGTTTCTTGATTTACCCTTAAAAAAGCCTTTTTTACTATGTCCATAGAAAACAAAAACAGTTCGTTTTTATTTAATTCGCTTATTTTCGGGTAATTTTGAGCTTCTTTTATTTGCTGTATGTCCATGATACAACCTCCTATTTTTCGTCTTTTTTGTTAAACATCATTCCAAATAACGAATCGTCTTTCCCCTCTTGTATATCCTGCATAATTTTAAAAGCGACTCTTTGCGTTTGCTCTTCCATTGTCTCCTTTTTTGCAAATCCGCGCGCCCCCCCTGCTAAATTTTTCGGATAAAAAACGCGGTTCGTTTGAATTTTAAGAGCTTTTGCCAATGTTGTTTTCCAGTTTATTTTTTTTGTTTTCGATTTCTTTTTGTTTTCCCAACCTTCAGTAGTACCCCAGAAGTTTTCGATAGCGCATTCAATTGTTTTTATTATGTTCAATTCAGGGGGGTTGAATTCTTTTTGTTTTTCCATCCATTCTGCATCACATAGTATTTTATCTACTTCCTCTCTTAATTCAGACAAATAGACATTAAAATCTTTTCTCCAATCTTTTTCTTTTTCCTCTTCTTTTTTAGAGATAAGAAATATATCGTTATTATCTGTAGAATTATATTTAGATATATTTTTTATCTCTTTTTTCTCAATAATATTATTCTGTTTATTATCTGTAGAATTATCTGTAAGAATAATATTATTTTCTTTCTTATTATCATTATCCTTTATATTATCATTATCGGGTTTTTTTGGGTTTTTAAAAAACCCAGATTTTCCCACTGGGTTATTTTGGGTTTCTAAAAAACCCACTGGGTTATTTTGGGTTTCTAAAAAACCCACTGGGTTATTTTGGGTTTTTTGTGAATCAGAAAAAGCATTTGCTTTTTTTGCTTTCGTTTGCTTTTCATAAAAAGCATTTGTTTCTTCTGTTTTTTGAGGTCTGCCCCCATTTTTCCCATTTAATTTATTTCTTTCTACAATAGATAAGTATTTTTCATAATCTCTGTCAAATTGCGCTTTAAACGGCTTAAAAGCAACCCTTATCAGTGTATTATCAATTTCTGATAAGTCAAAAGACATACCATCATGTTTCAATCGTTGATACTTGATAATTGTTTTAATCAGTTCGCCCGCTTCCTGATTATTTAAATCATCAAAAACGTCTAAAGAATCTAAATGTAGGATAAATGATTTTTTTTGCATGGTCGTGTAGAAAAATAAAAGAGGTTCATTTTTAGCTACGACCCTAAAAACAAACCTCTTTACGGTAATATACCGTGAATATCTTCTTTGTTGGTCGTAGTCAACACTACAAATATACAATTATTTTTTTAATTTCTTTATTCTTTTAAGCCTTTTTCTTGCCAAATCATATTTAGTTACCTCTTTATCTATCTTTTTTAATTTTTCTAATTTCCGTATGTTGTTTTCATTGTTTGCCATAGAAAATCCAAATATTAATATTGATGTTGCCGGAAATAACCTATAAAATTTCTTGCAAAACTCTACGCCTATATATGGGACTATATATATACCTAAGAGTAGAACAGCGAAATATAACAATATTAAAACGACTAAATAAATTATTATTTTTGTTAGTATCATAATTTTAAGATTTTAAGTAATTTACCCTTTGATTCTTTTTTAACAGCTTCATATATTATCGGAAATTCCGATTTTAGTTTTTCTGTATCTACTGTGTTTCTTGTATAGTCTTTTATTGTTGCGACACTTACTCCTTCGCATACTATTTCATTACAATTGTCAAAAAGTAATGCTATTTTGTTTTCTAAATCTTCTTTTTCTTTTTCGAGTGTTTTTATTTTGTTTTTTACTTCGTTATAATCCTTGATTAATTCCATGTATTCAGGAGAAATGTTTAAAGATATTGTTTCAGAGGTATTTGTAATATTAAAAATATCCTCTTTGTTAATTGGAGCGGGCGGAATTCCTTTAAGTATGTGGTTCTCTGTGAATTCTTTGGCCCCATTTAAAAGATACTCAAATAAATCTTTGTCAAAATCAAACATTCTCCATTTCAGTTGCTTTTGTCCATCATATACGACTAACATTCCAGCATCATATTCCCCAACCCCCATGTTCCAAACTAATTGCATATACCACGAATTAGGGAAAGTTTTGGGGTCATTTAAATCTACAGTACGTAATGTGTCCTTTATTTCAACGACAATACGGGTTTCCCTTCGGAATTTAAACAATTCCCTATCCGGTGAAGCAATTATATAAGGCGGGTAATTATCGTTGCTTAAAACGAAGTATTTTGCGCTCTCTTTTATTACCCTCTCCGTAGACTCTGTTTCAAAAAGAGCGGCTATAGCGTTTTCCATTGCTTGCCCCCTTTGGGTATTATAATTAATTTCATTTTCCATTGCTTGCCCCCTTTGGTAGTCATTATACCAGTCTAAAGGCGTTTTGTATTCATCATGACCAGTTATTACCGCTATATCATGTCCTCCAATAAAATAATCACTTTTCCGGTAATTGTGCCACTCTTCGTAATTCCTAAACACTTTTCTATCTATCATATTGCCAAAATTTTACAGTTGAATAATAATATACATTCCCGTCTACTCCGAAAACAAATGGTATGCTTTCCGGATGGAACACCCCTATTTTAACATCTCCACTTTCTAAAATAATTCTTATCCTTTCATGTGAAGGAGGGAAAAACCTTGAATTCGTCCATTTCATCGAAAAATTTAACCCTTTTCCTTTACTCATTTGTCCCGTCTAAATATTCTAAATCTGTTAAATTTTCGTTTGTCGGGGTCGAACAATCATATTTTATTGCGTTTTCTATGCTTTCAGTTTTCGGCCCGTATAAATTAAGTAGGCTTTTTGCAACCGTTTTATTTGCCATCATCTCAAAATCTGTCACCCATAATCCGTTTTTGTTTCTATATGATTGAGAATACCTTTGCGCATGTGCTTTTATTTCCTCGACTGTCATATATTTAAAATACTCTCCGCCTGAAAGATATTTTATATATGCAATATTCCCGATATAAGCCCGGTTTTTTCTCTCTATATAGCCATCATAATCATATTTCTTCAATATTATTTCACCTTTGAACGGGTCTATACCTTCAATATCACCCTCGCGAACCTCTGATACATTTATTCTCTCTAATTTTTGCGTTCTATTAGCTAATTCAATGAATCCACGATACATTATTTGCGCTTGTGCGTTGTCCTTGTAAGGGACGATGCACGATTGCCCAAGAGCCGGAACCAATGATAAGCCAGTAGTTGCAATAGCTAATCCGCATAAAATTACGCTGTTCGGGTTGCAAAATTTTAATTTGGAATTGTACGAAGCTTGCAAAATGTTTTCTACGAACGCCCGCCCCTTTGATTCTCCTAAAATTTGGCAAAACCGCTCTAAATTGTTTGAGTTAAGGGCTAATTTCTTTATGTCTTTGTAGTAGTTCACTGTCTGTACAGTCGCTACGTTGTTTTTTATTTGTTTATTTATGTCCATGACTATTTAATTAAATATGACTATACTATCATTTAAAAATACCTCTACAGTGTCAGGGTAATTAATAATTTCTTTTGTTTTTTGTTCTTCCAGTATTTGCGTATCCAGCATTCCGCCAATTAGAATTAGCAGAAATAATATAAGCCCGCAAATTGCGTTTAATTTGTCTTTTTTAGTTGTCATAATAATATCCTTTTGAATAAATGTTGTACCCGTCTTTTATATTGATAAAATCATTTATCATTTTTAATGCAATATCCTTTGCCTCTTTTTCGTCTCCTACATACTTTGGCGAGAATTCCCACGTTTTTATGTAGCCTTTAATATCGATAGCTATTCCGTTATCAATTGTAATTTCTGAATAAAAATTGCACAATTTGTCAATGATTATTATTTCATCATTCAAAATGCATACTTCGTCGGTTCCTACTTCCATATTGAAGTAATTAAAAATGAAGTAGGACGCTATTTGCCTATAAAGCAACTCTATATTAATTAGTCCTATCATTTCATTATGTTATTTAGTGATTTACACCCTATTATTTCGTTTTTCATCTCATCTACTTTTTTATCGTAGTCTCTTTCTCCTGAATTAGTATAAATGTAGCTAATTATTTTGTCCTCCTTTTTTATTAATAATGTTATTGAAGGGTATATATATAACCTATTCGCAAATCTTTTTAAAGTGTTATTTATTTCAAAATTGAAATAATATTTGTCACTTTCTGAAGCATCTGGCAACATCTCTAATATTTCCTTTGCATCCTTAAGAATGTCTTTTTTTCTCATATTATATCAAATTTAAATGTTACGTCCTGACCCATATATAAATAGTCCTTTATTTCAAAAGGGTACATTTCCCCTCTTCCGCCTTCAGCCGTAAAACATGTATAGGTATGGTTATCTTTTTCGTAAAAATTATTGAAATAACATTTTTTTGATAATAAAAACGGATGATAGGTACCTATGTTTAACTCATATTCACAAAAAGCAAATTTAAGTAGCTCTTTTTCAAAATCTTTATCCAACCTAATTTTGTGCCCCTTCAGACATTCTACCATTTTAGGGTTAATGTGCGTTAATCTAATGTCGGTTAAATCAACATAATAGTCGGAATCTTCTCCGTTCTTTTGTATTCTGCTTGTTTCTACAAAAACAAATTCATCTCCATTTTTCCCGACATCTATTATTTTGTATTTGCCAGTAGCTTTATTCTTGCATGCTATGACCCTGTTAACTGTACCTTTAATTAAATCAACGTCCTTTAAAGAGCTGATTATTTTATAGATTTCGTCCTTCTGTCTAAACGAACCGTGTAAATCGTTTAGCTCTTTTAATCTTATTTTTTGTAACATAATCTTTTTTTTTATCCAACAATACTTATTGTATCACTATGTGTGTAAGCTATTCCGTTGATATGATAATATGGTTCGTACATACTTACCCCGAATTCGTGTAGCCCTTTAAATATGATATCTTTATTTGTCGCTTTAGAAATTGCGTTTTTTTCTCTCCATTCACATAAGCGCCGATTATCTATCCTTTTTAACCATTTCAATTCCTTTTCCGCGTCTTCCCCGTTTAATTTTATATCATAGTTACATAACTCTTTTGAAACGTCGATTTTTAATGTTTCACTTTCCCTAATCAAATAATTTATTTGTCTATAGGTTATCTCGCCTTTTGATATAATAGTATTTAATATATTATTTAGTGCTTCCATATTCTTTTATTTATTATAGTATTTAAACATTCCAGTATATTATATATATACCTCCTTTTGTCCCTTCGTGGATGTATTCTAACCGACATCTCTTACCACTCCAGTAAATACCGCTATTATCCGGTGTTATCCAATATGTTTTGCCGTGTACTTTATACTCAAAACATTCTTCGCTCCTATATGTACCTTTTATCTCTTTCATTTTTCACTAATTTATTTTCAAATGATAATTATTTTTACTTTTATTTAGAAGTTCCAATAAATTAAATATTCTCCGCCCCTTGGTCCTATGTGTGTGTGCTCAAGTCTATTTCTTTTCTTATTCCAATACAATTCGCCTTGTACCCAATACTTTTTACCGTTTACTTCGTATTCAAAGTAATTATTGTCCCTATAAGTGCCTTTTATTGTCTTCATAGCTGTATTTTTTTATTGTTTAAATATATGTCCGCCTATTTCCCAAAAATCATATATTAGGTTTCTTTCGTATAAAGAGTAGTCTATATAATACTTAATGTCGGGCGGGCAATCAGGGTATTGTGCATCAAACATCTCCTCTACAAAATCATCTATATTTTCATAATACCCCATATATGCATCTTTAGCCCTATTTATTAAGTCTAATATGTCAGACCCTAATAATTTGTAGTGATAATTATCCAGCCAGTAGAAAAAGGCTTCTTTGAAATCTTCGTCGTATTCTTTTGTACAAAAGTAGTTACACAAATCTATGAGTTCATTTGGCAATTTGTCTGTTAATTGTAGTTCCTCCGGAATGTCTTCAAATTCTACTATCTCGTAATAATCCGCTCCGGTTGCCTTTAATAATTCAACCATTTCTTTCTCGAATTCGTTAGGGTGGAAGTATGATAGTACTTCAACCCACTCGCTTTTTATTACTTCGTTCGTCTCGTTTTTGCGGAATTCTACGCGTATTCTCGCGTCTTCTACGTTTATTCTTTCCATAATGATAATGTTTTTAGTGTTAGTATTCGTTTTCTTATTCCCTTTTCTGTATTACAAATATATAAAACTTCTTGAAATTACACAACATTTTTCTCGGAAAAATGTATTATATCTCATATGTTTTAACTATATATTAACATATTGAATACTATGTTTACATATTGAGCTGTCATTATAGCGAGTAGCCTTTTTACTCCTTGGCTTTCCTTAGTACCCTAACATGATAACCCCACCTATTTTGGGGGGGGGGGCTATTATCCATTTTTCTTGTTAACCTATCTTGTGTTTTTCTTTAGAAAAAAAAGAAAGGAAATAACTACATGCATAGACTATATATTATATATATTATTACTATATATGAATTGTATATATATACATATAGATAATACATTCATAACGCGTACATGTGTGCGCGCGTAGTTCTGTGTGCTAAGTCAATGAAACACAAAGCGTTACAGAGGTGAAAATGTTAATATTTCATTTGGAATTAAGTTAAAACAATACAGGAATGTTAACGGTATTGTTTCACATGAAACAGAGGAGAGAGCGGGGCGACTGATGAAGGAGAAGGAATAACGGAACCGGAAACAAGACGACAGAAAGCAAAGCGGAGATGAAGCATGAGAGATGGCGTGGAAAGGAAGCGGGGAATCTCTTTGGGAATCGGAATCACATAAGGTGTTGCATTGGTTAGCTCCGAAGCGAGGGGCACAGCCCCGAGCGAGGTTATTACTTCCTTTGTTTTGTTTTTGAGTCAGGGGTAAACAGGGGGTGGGGGTCGGGCTTTATTAATGAATTTGAAAATTCGGCAAAAGGTATTATATTTGTAAAAAAGTGATATGGGCACAGCGATAGACATAATCAAGGAAAAAGAAGAGCGGGCACTACGCAGGCAAACAATAGAAGAGAGAGGAGAATTAAAGAAGTACGAAGTAGACACGAAAGTACGGGAAGAGTTCAGTGCTACGTTTGGGAAGACGGTAGCTTTTTTGGACATGATAGGGGTACGGGAGAAGTTGGAGGAGATATTAGGTGATATAGAGGTAGCGGACAGTCCAGCAACGATAAGCAAGTTAAAGGGGAAGTTAGATGTAATCATGAAGTACGTAAATGTGTTTAAGGCAGCGAGTGACAGCATCAACCGGACGGAGAAGACGATAATCAAGGAGCGGAAAGTAGGGGAAGAAGGAGAAAATAGTATTGGGATAGGGAATATAGAAGTAATAGAGAAGATAGACTATGATACTATTGCCGGAGCGGTTAAACGATAAGCAGATAGAGTTATACAATTTGTTGAATGAGGACAAATATGTAGAATATTTGTTTTACGGTTCGAGCAGGGCTGGTAAGACATTTTTGATATTTGCATGGTTTGTGACGCAGTGTATAAGATACGGGGCTAACTGTCTGATAATCCGAAATACGTTCACATCTTTAAACAATGGTATGTTGATGCAGACGGTACCGGCGGTATTGAATTCTATGGCGAGGCGTTGGGGGTACAGTGATTACAAGAAAGTGATGATAGGCGGGGAGAGGTTTGCGAGATATGTAAACAAGGATGACAGTTTGGTGTTCTACAATGGTTCGTACATTAAGTTTGGGAGTTTGCGAGGGAGTTCGGACAGTGAGTCGAAATATGATTCGATATTAAGTACGGAGTGGGGGCATATATTTTTGGATGAGATAAGCGAGATAAGTTGGCAGCCGGTAAGTAAGTTATTAACTCGGTTGGCGCAGAAGTTGCCGGTAAAGAACAAGATGTTGTATGCGTTGAATCCGTGCAGTAAGAATCATTGGAGTTACAAGAGGTTTTTTTTGCAGGAGGACTACGATACTGGGTTGAAGTTAGACCCAGCCATACAGGCGATGTTATACAAGAAGCATTTCAGTGTAGAGGACAACAAGGAGAACGTATCGGCAAGTTATATGCTTACGATGAAGAGTTTGTCGAAGATAGACAAGCGGAGGTTTTTGGACGGGGAGTATTACGATGAGATGGAAGGCGAGATATTCCATCATATACCATGGGGGGTAATGCCAGAAGAAGAATCGTTTGTACGTTATATAATCTACGTAGACCCGTCAGCAAAGGAGAGTGTAAAGAACGATTACAAGGCATGCGTATTGTTGGGTTTGACGAAAGACAAGATATGGTTGGTGGACGTGTATGCAGTACAGGGGAGCACTTACGAGATGTTGGAAGGCATATATAGCTTATACGTAAAATGTCCGATAACGCCACGTTTATACATTGAAAAAAAGCAAGTTCCGTTGGATTTCAACAAAACATTGCTTAACTTTCAGGCGCAAAAGGGGTGGATATGTCCGATAGAGTGGGACACGCGCAATCACGGGAACAAGTTTTATAACATTGAGTCCACTTTAGACCCTTTGTTCAAGAATGGGGGGATAATGTTCAACGACAAGATGAAGAACACTCCTATGGGAGAGATTACGGTGCAGCAGTTTTTGGAATTCTCGAGGAAAGAGAGTCCGTTAAAGAAAGACGACATACCGGATGCAGTAGCTAAAGGAGTTTCGTTAATGGGGAGGAATCTGAAGATAGTTAATCCAGCCCAGAAGAAGACGAAAATGTTTATAGCGATAGGAGGTAAATTAAAGTCCTTATAATATGATAGAGATAAAAGATTTATACCAGTGGATTCAGCCCAACACATGTGAAGAGATAATAGGCATGAATCCGACAGCGTTGGAAGACGCCTATGTTTCCGCTATAGGCTATTTGGCTGGGGAGATAGGGAATATATACGATTTGGAGGAAATGTTGCCGGTAATGAAAGACACTCATCCTGATTTGTTCTTTATGGTAAGGGTATTGACAGCCTCTGCATTCATGGGTTCCACTTTCGCGTGGAGCACGGTATTTACGAACCAGTACAATAGCGTAATGTCCACTATACACAGGATGAAGTCTGGGACTTCCCGCATGACAGGTGCGGTAAACAAGCCGGAGCCGAACGCGATAGGGAGAATAGTAACGAATATAAACGATTATATAGGATAATATGACAATCTGGAAAACCCCTGATATAAATCCTTATTACATACCTAAGTCAGTAGGTACTGGTAGGGTAAAGTCGAGATATTTAATCAACTATTATGAGACTCCGTATACAGCCAAATATTGGCGTGATGCGATAGACAGAGCTATAAATTACAGTGATTTGTACTACTATGGCGTTTTGCAGTCGTGGGCTATACAGTCGAGTCCTTTTTTGGTGTCCTTATTGGACAAAAGATATGTGCCCGCTCAGAAAAACTTCTATGCTTTCGCGAAATACGGGGATATGAGCCGGATAGACGACAAATTTTCCCAATATTTTACGCAGACCAACATTTTCAAGCAGCTAATCTGCCGTGCTCCTTTGAACGCAAAGATTAGGGGAGTGGCAGGCAAGCAGATAGACATAGAAAAGGATATTGTTACTGATTTCCCGATGAGGAATATAGACATGTTCAACAGGGCTATACGTTATATGACCTTTGACATAGAGAGCGTAGCCAAGTTCGATGATTACGACAACATGTTCTATTTCGAGGCTTCCCCAGAAGAAGATTACAAGTTGGGGCTTATGCAGGAAATTACAAGGGCAATAATCGAAATAATCAATTCTTACCGGAATTGGGGGATACTTACAGGGAGATATTCATATCCACGCTATACGATAGGATATCAGGCGCAGAATGAAGAAGCCCAACAGATAGCCGTCGAATATGCCGGTCTCATTAATGACCCCACTGCAACTCCGGTAGTTCCCTTTGAAGTGAACGAATTGTCCACGAATAAGGAGAGGAAATACCAAGTAGAGATAAATTCCGTCAATACGGAAGCCCCAAGCGAAGCGTTCAGGTCGCATAAGGAATTGGTAGACAAATGGGAAAGCGAGCTTATGCAGCTGATAACCGGAAGTACGTTAATCGGGAATACCGAAAAGAACACGAATTCCGAGCAATTGGCGGAAATTCACATGCAATTGTATAAAAATATCCTTGATGAGGACAATAAGGACATTTTGAGGGTTACAAATACCCAGACAATGCCGAAATTGGCGAGATTGATAAAGAACAAGGATTTGACCGATTATCAGGTAGTAATTATCCCTGACAAGAGCATTTCGGTGAAGCATTTTATCAAGATTACGGACACATTGAGCAAGCAAGGATTGAGGATTTCCGAACAATTCCTGCAAAAAGTGGGGTTGGATGAAGGAGATATCGACAAAAAAGTCACCAATAAGTCATGGATTACCAACACAGTAGACAAGATAAAGAGCATTTTTACCCCTAAAAGCAAGAAAGATGGCGGATACGATGCAGGATATGATAAACAAGCTAAGAAGCCTTAGGAATTGTGTAAGGAATGAGATGCCTAAGGCGATATCGGAAAGCATGTTGAAAGAAACGAAGCAGAATTTCCAGAAAGAGGCATATACTAACGACGGAGGGGCACAGAAATGGAAAGAGCGTATGTATGACGTGCACAATACGCCTATCGGTGTAAAGTTGCCTTATCCAAAACTACGAAGGACGGGAAGGCTGTACAATTCTATCAAGAAAATAACCAATGTACCCTATACAGCGGGGCTTAAAACAAGTGTCCCGTATGCACAATTGCAGAATGAAGGAGGAAAGGCGCAAAAAAGGTGGGTTCAGCCTGCATATAAAATAAACAGGAGACCTCCCAAAATTCCAGCCCGTCAATTTATGGGAGTAGGAGCAAGGACTTATAGGCTTGCACATATGGCTATTTTGGCGGTTTGGAATAAAAATTTCAATAAATAGTTGATTGATAACGAAAAACTTAATATTTTAGCGAAAAATAGGGCATATGATAGGGTTATTAACTAAGAAATTGATTGATTTTTTCAGGCAAACAGATATTGTCATAGAGCATCATATCCCCGTATTGACGTCTAATGTATCAGACGGAAGGACAGTAGTAAACACGACATTGCCGGCTATTGTAGTAACCGTAGATTCAGCCCCTAACAATATGGTTTATATTGGCGGTCTGATAAGGGACAACATCAATATAGACATTGTAGTAATGGACAGGCTGGTAAATTATACCCTATCAGGAGAAACGGATATATACCAATGGAGGCGGAATCTCGCGTATAAGCTTAGGACAGAGCTTTTTACGGAGAGGGCGTCCGAATTTTTCAAGGATATACTTCAAGGGAACAACTTTTTGCCTATGTATCGTGGCATGAATAACTTTATCAAGCAGGGATACAAGGAAG